CGTCCGAAACTTTCGCTCATGGTTTAACGCCCTCCTGCGGGCTGTTGCCCGCCAAAACCACCAAACCCGCCCCGCGCCCATCCACCAAGCGCCGCCGATCCAAGCCCATAAATCCCGCCAAGTTGCGTCTGGTAATTCTGCGCCCGCTGATTGAACGCCGCTTGTTGCCCTGCTTGTTGCATCTGCACTGCGCCAAGGTAATCGGTTGGCGAGACATTGGCTTGCGGCGTGTTCACGAAATTAGGCGTCCCGACCATCTGCCCGGTAAGCAGCGCCGTGGCCTCGTTGATCGGCTGCCCGCGCAAGGCAAGCTGTTCCTGCAAGCGTTGCTGGCGCAGCGCGGCCATGCGGTTTTCTTCCTGCCCAGCCGCACCAACAATGGCAAGGCGCTGATCGGCAACCTGGCGCTCGTAATCGCTCATGGCGTTGCGGTAAGCCTCGGACCCAAGCATAATTCCTTGATTGGCCAAGCGCGTTTCCATCGCGGCCCGGTCCCGGTCAAGCTGCGGCTGCAAGCGCTGCATCAGTGCGCTTTCCACCGCATTGCGGCCCATGGCCGTGTCAGCATACGGCCCGGCGTCAAACTGGAAAGGCCGGGCAAGCTGCCCTTGAACCGCGCTAAGCTGCCGCACTGCGGCATTTCCGTAAAGCGATTGCGCTTGGTTGCTTAAATTGAGCGCTTCCTGCTCGGCGGGGGATAGCCTTTGCGTGGCGGTAAAGCGCGGCGTGCCATCTGCCCAAGTGCCAGCTTGCCCATATTCTAGGCTACCGTATGGCGTATATTGGTTCACCGCGTTCAAGCCAAATTGCGTGATTGCGGTTTCTCGATTGGTTTCAGATTGCGCGCGTGCCGTGGCGGCAGGATCAATCGGCGGGGGCGCCTTTGGTGCCTTTTTACCCATGATGAACAGTCTCCTTATACCACCGCGACCGCTGCCATTCGCTTCGCAGCATCGCGCAAATCACCGCATGAACCTTTGGCCCGAAGTGATGCCGAAGCGTTGCCTCTGGCTTCAAGCCAATGCCCTTATTAAACCGCAAGGCGCGCTCCGCAGTGTGCGGGCTTGCAGCCCATAGCTTGTTTGCCCGCGCCACCCCAAAGGCATAGCCAAAGATGCCGGCCAAGGCTTCGCGGCCTGCCCATCGTGGCGTTTCGGCGGCAATGGAAGCCTGCAACGTGCGGGCTTGATCCTGCCAGTCGTGAAACACCACCACCGCCGCCACATGCCCGCCATGCACCACCGCCGCCGCCTGGCATGGCCCAAACCCATCGGCCCCGACATGCTTAATCCGGCGTCCGCACCATTCCGCAAGCGCCTCATTCTCGCGCGCATCGCGCGGCCAAAACAGCGTCACAGCGCGGTCGCCTGCGCTGGTTCCAGCAGCACATCAAAGGCGCTGACGGCCATTGTGGCGCCCTGGCTGGCCATCTTCATTCGCACCGCCGCGCAACGGCCCAATGCGTGAACGCCAATCCATTGTTGTGTCACTTGTTCACCATCTGCGGCCCAGACATCCACATCCCAAACCGCCGTATCCCAAAGTGCGCCGAATACCGTAAAGCTAGGCGAACCAATTGGATCGCGGTTGCCAAAATCAACATCAAGCGTGATGCGCGGAACGGGCGCACCATTAGAAAGAAATACCGGGCGCAGCATCGTAAACCGCTTCAGCCCGCCACGATCTTTGAAATACTGAAACGCGGTTTTCATGTCCGCCGCAATATCGGCGCCATTATCTGTCCCGCCAACATCGGCCCGGAAAACCCGCGTTGAACCGCCGAAGTAAATCTCATTGCCCAGCATAGACCATGAAAAGGCGTTCTGCCCGGTAAAGCGGCACCACGCGCCCGTGATCGTGTTCATCACAAGCTGGATGCTCTGCGTGGAAGAAATCGGCACATTGAACAGGCCCCAATTGCCAGCCGGATAGCTAATGGCCTGCCAGCCGAAATTTGTCCGGTAAGCCCGCACATAGAAGGCGAATAATTCCCGTATGCGGTCAGTAATGGTCGCGGTATTTGCGGCGGCGCGGTCCACATTGATGGCCTGCAAAAGCGAAATTACGCCGTCGTCCGTGATCAGCGCCGCATCGCCGCCAACCCGGAGAAACGCCCGGTCCCCAATCGGCGCACCTACGCGAAAGACGCCAATTAAGGCCCATTCGGAAGCTGTGCCGGGATCAGTGCCCTGATAAATGGCGACCTCGCCCTTGTCAGACACGAAAGCCAGAAAATCATCTGGCCCGCTGCCGGCGTCCTGCGAAAGCGGAATGATGGCCTTCACCTTGCCGCCCATGCGAAACACCGCGCCAAGCGGGAAAGCAGTGGAATTGCCTGCGATTGCCTTGGTGGCCAGATAATAGGCAGTCGAACTGTCTTTCTCGATTAACCACAAGCGCTCTTTGTGGGAAGCCAGGCCAATGATGTTTGATGAAGTGACGCCGGTAATTGAAGGCGTTGTCCAGGTGCTGCCATCATAGGCGCGTATCGCATCGGCGCCGTTGCAACATACAAGGAACGTGCCGCCGGAAGTCGTTTTCACCACATGCTGCCAGCGCGCATTAGTCAGTCCAGACACCACCGCCGCGCCAACCGCGCCCGCCGTGGTCACGTCATAAATGGCGGTTCCAGACGCGGCAAATAGTTTATTCGTGCTGCCGCTGGAATACTGCATCAGCGTCTCAACGTTGCTCGGCAATCCCGTTGCATGACTTTGATGCCCGCGCCGCAGCACCACGTCATTGCCGCGCGGGAACCAGTTATCAAGCGTGATGGCGTCCGCCGCGTCCATAGACGCCAGCGCATCACGCGCGTTCAAGCCTTGCACCGGGGGCGGGATAGACACCACCCGCGCCGTGCCAGCGCCTTGCCGTGTGGGGCGGATCATAGCGGCCAAGACCCATCTTGAATGCTCGGCACGCGCGGCGCCGGGTCATATTCCCCGCCCATGCTGACCGTGCGCTTGCCACCATCGCGCCCTATGGCTTGGTTCACCTGCACCTGATATTCCTGCATTTCGTCATTGTATGGCAGGCGGTTGCGCTTCAGCCAGCGCCAGATAATGCCGAGCGTGATCAATTCTTCATTCAGAAGCGCCGTGTTGGCGTCATTCGCCCAGGCGTCCGCCTCGCCCAATCCATCGCCATTCGTGTCAACCCAAAAGCGCGACACATATTCAAACCGCACATTCTCGCCCGCCGGCGGGTTCGGGATGATCAGGAAGGCGTTGCCGCGCTGCCTGAAATGCAACCACGGCGGCCCGACAAGCGAAGCTTTGAGTTGCTGCCATTGTTGCGGGTCAACCGGCCCGATCAAGCTCCGGTTTTGCGTGTAATTCCAGGTGGTTTCATTTATGAAGCGGTCGAAATCAGCCGGGATTGCGCCCGGCTGCGTTTCTGCTGCAACCGTGGTGAAGCTGCTTTCTTTGGTCAGGTTTTGCCATGCCACCCGCCGCGCCAATTCGCGCCCCTCTTGCGTGGCCAAAGCGCGCATGACGCGGATCGTTTCGTCATTAGATGACATGACCGCGCCTGGCATTTGGATGCCCAGCCTATCGCAAGCCGCTTGAACCAGCGTGAGTAGTGACATTTCCGCACCCCTTAACCAAGCGCCGCCGCGACGCCTTCAGGCTTCCGGCTGCGCTTTTTGTCGGCTTCCTTGGCCATTTCATCGGCCAATTTTAACGCCTCGTTGCGCTCTTTCTGCAAGGCTTCCACCTGCTGGCGCAGCGCTGCCAATTCTTCCGATACCGGCGCCAGATTGGCCCGCGCATCAAGCAACGCCTTGGCCTTGGCGCGAATTCCGAGAATGCCAGGGATCGGCATCTTGTTCAGTGCCGCTTCTTCCGCATTCGCCAAGTCTTCAACGCTCCGGATTTCCACTTGCGCCAAAACGCGGATCATTTCCTTGGTAGCGAAAGGCGCAGCATCCAAAGGCATTCCGATAATCGGCGCATCCTGGCCTTCCTTCCATCGGTCGTAATAGGGCTTGATCACCGCCCAAATTTCTTCGCCCACCATGCCCTTCTTCAACCGCGAGACCTTTTCGGCAACTGTTGACCGCATGCTGTCGCCTTTCTTGACCCAGCGCACCCAATCGGCGGCTTTCAAGTCGGCGCCTTCGCCAGCGTATTCGGTCCAAAACTCAATCGGCATTATGGCCACGGGCTCGCGGCTTTGTCCGGTTCCACTCATAACGTCATCTCCAAAAAGAAAGGCCGGGGATTGATTTCCCCGGCCTCGTTGATCATCAGATCGTCACGCCCTGGATTGAGTAATTCATAACCGCCGGCGCCGTGCCAGCACTTGCAGCGCGGGCCGTGGTCAGAACAATGCCATCGCAAGTAAGCGAACCAGCCGTGCCATCATCGTCAAGCTGGCCTGCCGTGGCGGTCGTGTTCAAGCGCACATTCGCAGCGCAAGACGCCGCCACCTGCACGTTGCACACGCCCTTCACCTGCACCCAGCCGTAGCTGCTGGCAGCAATGGCGGAAGGCGCCACGCCAAGCAAATCACCGCGCGCGTCGTTCGACGTGCTGACCATGACGGCGCCATAAGCCTCGTCAATGGTGGCGACAAAGTTTGCCGTGATCCCGCCAACACCAGCCAGGACAAACACATATTCGTTGCCCAATTGGTCAATGTGACGGTCGCCCAGGCCGAAGCCTTTGCCTTGCGTAAGCTCGGCGGCAGTGAAAGAGCTGAGAACATCAACTCCAATAAGCGTAGTCATGTGCCGTTCTCCTTTCGATTACGCGGCGTCAATGAGGATGCCTTGCAGGTTCCGATTGGAACATACAAGCTGGCCCTGCCAGAACATCGGGATCACAACGGCGTCCTGATTGATGGAGACTTTTTCATCGTCCACCGTCCAGTTAGCGTCACGATGCGCGATCAATTCCAGATAGTTGGTATTGAGGAAATACATCCTCTCTGCCGTCTTACCGAAATTGGCGTTGTCATCAAAGATCACATCCGCATCCACATATTTCAAAGCGCGGAAGCCAGCGGTGCCTTCATCAGCCGAGGCATAGCGCTGCAAGTCTTGCAGGCTTTCCCAATAGGCCGAGAAGAAATCGTGAGTTGACACGATCAGGTCAGGCTTGTCGCCACCACGGACGCAAGACAGATAAAGCGCGTTCATGTCGCCCTTGATCGTGCTTTTGGTCCAAGTGTTGGTGCCCGCAATTTCGCGGAACTGGTTACGCCAGAAGGTATAGGTCGCGCTGTCAATCCCGCCAACCGTGCCTTGCCCGTTTGTTTGGATGATCAGCGCAAGCCCGCCAAGCTGGTTTGCCAGCGCGCCGGACGAATACAGATCGACCGACATGTTATTCGCCGCCGTGCGCTTGGCGTTCTGAATGCGCGCTTCTGCCAGGTCAATCAGCTTGCTGGAACCGGCATTCATGCGAAGCTCGCGGCCTGACGCGGTAATGTGAACCGCCGCTTGCACCCAATCATACTTCGCAGCCGACACAACATCGGACGCGGAGATGTTCAGCGCATCATAACCAGAATAACGCTGATAAGTGCCGTTTTCCTGGTAATCCAGGGGGCGCACGATTTCATAGCCGCCGTCAAGCACGGTACGCACCCGGCCCCGGCGATTAAGCCGATTGTAAAGCGCGTTGTGCTTGCTGACGTTATCGGAGATTTCAGAGGGATGGTTCCGAAGGGTCGTCGTGACCATTTCGGTAAATGTAGCGTTCGGGGACGGCATCGCCGTTCACTCCTTGTGCTGAAGGTTGAAGATTATCCTTGAAGCTGACGGTAAGCGGCTTCCAAGCTGCTGCGAATGTCTTGCGGCTTGCCGGGTGAACCCGACACCGCGCCACGGGTCCGCATATTGATCGAAGCGGCCTTTTTGGCGTCGGCTGCCTTTGCGGCGGCTTCTGCCTTGGCCTTCGCTGCGCGTTCGGCTTCCTCGACTGCTTGCGCTTTGGCCCAAACCGCATCATTCATGCGGACGGCTTTGGCGTATGCGTCTTCCAGCCCCTGCGCTGCGCCGGATGCAATCAATCGGCCCATATCCGCCCGAACCTCGGCAAAGTGTGGCCGCAGCGGCTTGCCGCTGGCGTCCTTTGCTTGCTCGAATTGGGAAATGGTGGATTGAAGCGTCTCGGCTTGCTGACGTTCGATATGCTGCTTGAGTTGCGTTACCTCACTCACCAAGGCGTGTTGCATTGGATCAGCCGGCGCGGCGGGCTGCCCCGCTTGACCGGCAAAATGCGCGCGAAGATCAATGCCGCGTTGCCCAGCAAACCACTCGATGAAGCGCAAGGGATCACGCCCGGCCTGTGTGGAGACATTAACGAGCATTTGAACGGCTCGCGGAATGTCGCCATACTCGGCCACAAGCGCAGTCTTGTTTTCACCAATGGCTTGCTCGATTGCGTCATAGAGCGAAGCGCGCTGCCCTTTTTCCGTGATGGCTTTGTGAGTTTGGCTTTCCCGATCCAGCACATAGCGCTGCACATCGGGGGGAAGCGTTGCCCATTTGGCTTTCACCTCGGCGGACCAAGAGGAAGGCGGCTCGATGGCCTCGGATTGAGGTTCTGCCGCCTTCTGTGTCTCGGGCTGGTCCGGTGTTTCTGGCGCGGTATCTTGCGCCGTATCTTTGGCCTTGAAGCGCCCATCATCGCCGCGTTCTTCAGCCTTCGCCAGCACGCTTTCCAGCGTGTCACGGATGGAAGGCTTCGCGGTCTCTACCGTCGCGGGCGCGGCAATGGGTTCCGGCGCGGTTTCTTCCATCGCCGGTTGCTCAAGAATTTCTGACATGGGTTCTCCTGCTTAGTCCCGCCTCACGGGCAGGTTTCGCGGGTTTGCGAATTTCTCATTGCGATAGCCGCCGCGCCATTCGGACGGGTCAACCTCGCGCGTATTCGTGCGCTTGAAATGCTCGCGGCGCGCGGCCCGGCCATCAATCACCCCATCGCCAAGCGGGGATTTATAGGCTGGCAGGTCAGACATGATGCCAGGCGCGACAGGCGCAGCGCGCGGTTCATCGGTCACTTCTTCAAGGCGAAGTGCTTCATGGTTCCAGCGATAAC